CTTCCTTACGCCGCAATCTCGGTCCAGATCGTACCAGACGCTGGGACGATGGGAGTATAACTTGTTCCGGGCGCTGGAACAATCCTTCCCCACACCAAGACCTGCCCTACTTGGCCCGTGGCGCTGACGCCGGTGACGAAAACTCGGGCTCCAGCCGCCGCAGTTACGCTGCCAACCTCGCCAGTTCCGGCAACACCCGTGACATTGACACGAGTGACCGTGCGGGCAGTTGCTGTGCCGACCTGACCCGTGCCCTCAACGCCTGTCAGGGTGACACTTGCGTCACCCGTAATGGCGACATCGCCAACCTCACCCGTCGCTGCCACACCTGTGACGTTGACGGATACACCCGTTCCAAGGTTGACCGTAACAGTGCCAACCTCACCCGTGCCTTCGACACCAGTGACATTGACGATGATGTCCTCAACAACGAGGACCGTGCCAACCTCACCCGTCGCCTCGACGCCCGTGACATTGACCGATACGCCCGTGCCGACGTTGACCGTAACGCTGCCGACTTCGCCCGTGGCAAAGCCAACCGCAACACTGCCCTCGCCCCACGCTAGTTCACCGAACCCCGCGCGGCCCCAGCCGGTAAAGGGGACGGTGATGTCTGTCATGGTTTAGGCAATCCGAACAATGGCCGTCGAAGCTGCCGCCGCAGGGAAGACAATCTCGAAGTCGCCCGCCGTCGAGGTCTTGGCACCGCCGAAGTCCAGCACGATCACCGAAGGATCACCCGCCGCCGTGTCGTTGTAGATCAGCGCGCCGTAGGCCGTGATCGTCGCCGAGGTGAAGGTGATGTCCGCGAAGTCGGTGAACGCCGTCGTCCCGCTCGTAGTCGGGTCTACCCGCGTCAGCGAGCCACCGCCCGCAGAATACGAGCCAGACGCGCCAACCTCATTGGTCGCGGTATAGGCCGTCGTCGCAGCGGTGAACGAGGCGCTGTTGTCGTAAAGCGCCAGTTTGAAGTCGTCCCCGCCCGAGTTGCGGAAATCGTGGATCCCCTCAAGAAGCTCTTTCTTGAAGGACGTACACATGAAGTTGCCCGAGAACGCCATCTCAGAGTCTCCTTACCAGATCAGCAAGCCCCGGATGACCTGCATCGTTCAACGCATTATACACAGTTGTCCGGTCACTGTGAACCGCCTGCTTCAGGTAGGCCAGAACCACCTGCTCCACACGCTGCTTGAAAGCGTGCGCCTGATCCCGAATGGGCGCAGGAGCATCCGCCGAAACAGCGACGATCTTGTCCGCACATTTGGCAGCCAATTCCTCCGGCGTAAACCCACGCCCTGAAGTCGTATTGATCGTCACAAGCTGCGCATAGCGCGGCACTTCCATCGATGCGCCAAGCATTACTGTTTCGTCCTCACTACCTTGCCCACCCGATATTCTTCTGTCGTCTCTTTCGCCTCACCCAGCATCTTGATGCCGACCAGCGATTCTTGGAACTTCTGGTTGTACATCGTCATGACGTCCTGCTCGCCCTTCATGAAGATGTAGGCTTCAACCAGCGCGCCATAGAGCATTGTCAACTCAGCATTCGTACTCAGCCATGTCGTGCCGCTCTCGGCACCCGCCGTCAGGCTCGCAGGCCGGTAGAAGTAATGCAACTCCATTACGTAGTTCGACGCGGGCGTCGGAGCCAGAATGAAGTTGTCTACGTCAAACTGCCCATAGTACCGGGGCGTTCCCGTGGTCGTTGCATCCGGCGTGTAGGTCTGCAGGAACGAGACGTCCTTGAACTCGATGAAGGTCTTCGATCCGCTGACCTCGTAGGACAGCGAGAACGGCGCAAGGAAATCAGGCGGGCACGCCAGATACTTGTTCGACGCCGTCGCGTTCGCTGTCGCGTTCTTGCGAAATAGGTTCAGCTGAACGTTCTTCAGGATCCGCTCTTCCGCCAGCCGAATGAACAGCGGCAGGTTGTTCACGAAGGTCGTCTCCGTGTTCTGCGTGTAGTCCTGAATGGCCTGCTTCAGCTGCGCGTAGGTAAAGCTCATGTCGTCCTCACCGTAACCGAGCCAACCTGCCCATATGCGACCAGCCGGTTAGGCGGGTTGATCCCATTTTCAGGCGGGCCCCCAACCGGGTTCCAACTCCACTGCACGTTCCGCTGCTCGACTAGATCAGTCTCAGGGCGCGGGTTCCGCAGCGCCTGAGGATCCGGGCCGGGCTTCGGAGGGAACAGCTGCGGGTGCTTCGGGTCGAACTCATCCGGCCCAACCAGCGCACCCGTCCACTCCTTCTTCATCTCACGCAAGCGGTACCGGAAACCAGACCGGTCAGATACACCCCATGCGTGTCGTCCAGTGGCGTAGGTCATTACACCCTCAGGTACTGAGCGCTCGGCTGAAGTTTCAGCGGAACTCGGTCCTCGTCCTCTTCCGCCGCGCGCATGAACTCTTCCTCATACACCGCCTTCAGGATTTGCAGCCGTTCCGGAGCGCGCTTCATCGCAAGATAGTACGCGAGCCCCGCAACCATGCAGGGGTAGAACCGAAACGGCATGTCGGTCGTGTTGACCAGCGTGTCCGCATCTTGGATGCGACGGACATAATAGAACACCAAAATGTCCGTCGAGTTCTCGGGCGGCTGCCACAGCGTGATCACCGGCTGGATCTGACGGTCAAAGTAGAACTGGCTCGGCCTGCCCTGCGCCGTCTTGTTTGGAAACGTCAGGTACTCGCCGCGACTGATCCGCTCGACCTCATAGTCCGTACCATCCCTACGCAGCACCATTTCGAGGATGTCCACGACATCTGCCGCCAGCGTATATGTCGCCGTGCCTTGCGTCAGAGCCTGTGTTGTCTGCGTCACCGTCCACAGGTTGAGCCCACGGTTCGCCCAGTCCGCGAACATCAGGTTAAGAGACCGGCGTGCCGTGCGCGCATCATAGCCCGTGCGGACTTCTAGCCCGCACCGCTCGTACGCCTCCTCAATGATCTCGCCGACATCGAGGTTGAAGTCTCTGGATCCAGATGTGGTCATTTCTTCTTCGCCGTTTTGGCCGACTCACGGAACGCCTTGTCAGTCGGCGCGCCCTTCGAGCCGGGCTTGCGCATTTTCTCGCCAGAGCCCTCTTCGATCCGCTTCCGCTTGGCGTGGATGTTGGCGTAAAGCCCCGGCTTACTTGCCACGGCTGCCACCCATCGACTTGCCCATCGCCATCTGCTTGCGCGGGCTGCACATCGACTGATCGACCTTGCCACCCTTCGCATAGCCGACCATGCCGCCGCCCATGTAGCCCTTCTTCGACTTGACCATGCCGCCCTTGCGCATGCCCTTCGATCCACAACCCGCCATCGGAGCCTCCATTACCTGCTTGGCCATACTACCACGGTTCATCATTTCCGCGCCATCGTTTCCGAAAAGATCGTATCCAGCTTCGCCGTTCTACGGATGTAGTCCTCCCAGAGCGGCTTGATCATATCCCGGCTCTCCGCCACATGCACCGACATCACCTGAACCTGCGCGTTGAGGTTGTAGAGCGTCATCGCCGTCCACGCCAACAAGCCCACTGATCCTGCGGCCATCAAACCGATGATCGTCTCCAACAGTCCTATGGTGATCTTTCGACGGTCCACTTCAGCACTTCCACTTTCTCAGGGCCTTGTTGATCCGGCTATCAGGATCATTCGCCGTTTTTGAACTTGTCAGCTTCTTCTTCATCCCAGACATCCGGGCACAGAAGCTGCGTTTCCTAGGACCACCCTCGGGCTGCGGCGGCTTCAGGTTCATGCCCTGAGCCTTCGCCGAGCGACGGCCCTTTTCATTCAGGCCACCCTCGGGATTCTTCCCCTCTTTCCGCTGCCAAGCCGGAGACTTTGCCATCAGAGCGGCCCTCCGTTCTTAACCAAAACCAAGATAAACATTGAAGATGCTTCGTTATTTTGAGAACTGCCTTGAGCAGTTGCTTCGACCGTCACCTTTTCCGGGATGGGAACAGGATACTCAAAGGCGTAGTCCGCAACTCCGTTGTTGACAGTGGTGATCGCGACCGCACGGCGGATGTTGTCCGAAGCTATCCTGAGCAGGCGACCAACAACTTGCGCAGAGCCGCCTGCCTGACCAGCCGAGAAAAGCCCCTGCACGAGGTAGCCCGTATACCCAGCAGGTATGGTGTAGCTGCCAGTGATACGCCGGTTGTAGTCGAACTTGATGAGGTCGTAGACCGTCGCTGGAACACCCGCCGTTACCGTGCCAGTTCCAAAGTAAATGTCCCCAGCAGCAGAGTTCCCAGAACCAGCGGTCGCAACATACGCCTCGTTAATGTGCAGGTATGACTTCGTAGTCAGAACCTCTGTCTGACCATTCAGAGTAACCGTTTCCGAGATCTCTCTGTGGTTTGTATCAAGCCCCTCCACATAAACGGTTCTTGCTCCGGTGCCAGCAGCAGTATCGTCTGTGCTGGAAGAACTGACTTTCATCTGAATGGCTGTAGCAGGAAACGGTATGACCCCCGTATAGGGCCATACAGTGACGCGTGCCTGATCTACGTCTGGGTTGTACCCAAAAACAACCACAGCGCGATGTCCCGGGATCTGACCCCGGGACACCTGCAGTTCAAATGGCTCTACCGTACCGACCTGCGATATCG